AATATGCAAAGAGATGTAATACCTAACGATTATCAACCAACAAGAGAGGCTATGCCGCCTCGTACAATGACAAATAATATTGTACCGCAAAGACCGCAATTTAACAGACCGCAATTTATGGGTAATATAGGCGGTGCTAATCGGGTTAATCTACAAATGCAAAATCCATTTAATAATTATAATCGCATGATGCAGCAACAAACACTAAACAATCAAATAAGAGGTATGGGTTCAATATCTGATGCAGAATTAAGGCAACGTAATGGGTTTTAAGCCGGGACATAAAAAAACAGGTGGCCGCAAAAAAGGTACACCTAATAAAAAACCAGCATTATTAAAAGATGCTATTTTAGAAGCTGCGATCAAAACAGGCGGTGGTAAAGATGGACTTGTTAAGTATTTACGTGAACGTGCAGAAGAAAACCCTGCCGCTTTTATGACATTGCTAGGCAAAGTATTGCCAATGCAAATAGCTAACGATGATAGCGGCGAGCCATTTAAAATAATTAACCAAATACAGTTGACAGCACCAAAAAGTGACAGCGATTAACATAGAATTACCGCCCAAGCTAATACCTGTATTTGAAGGTAAAGCTGATTTTAGGGGCGCATATGGCGGCAGAGGCAGTGCTAAGACACGTAGTTTTGCCATGATGACGGCTGTAAGAGGTGCAATGCTTGCAAGTAATGGCGAAAGTGGACAAATACTTTGCGCTCGTGAGCAGTTAAACAGTTTAAATGATAGTAGTTTTGCCGAAGTAAAAGCAGCTATATTAGGCAATGAATGGCTGTCACAATGTTATGAGGTAGGTGAAAAGTTTATAAGAACTAACCCTAAAATGCCAGGGCGTGTTGATTATAGCTTTAGCGGATTAAGACATAACCTTGAAAGTATTAAGTCAAAAGCGCGTATTATGCTGTGCTGGATTGACGAAGCAGAACCTGTAAGCGAACTAGCCTGGAGTAAGCTGCTCCCTACAATTCGTGAAGAAGGCTCTGAAATATGGGTAACATGGAACCCAGAACGCAAAGGTAGTGCTACAGACCAACGTTTTAGGCTTGAACCGCCTAACAGCAGTAAAATAGTACAAATGAACTGGAAGGATAACCCTTGGTTTAATAAAACGCGATTGGCTAATCAACGCATAGAAGACCAAGAAAAACGACCAGACAGCTATGAATGGATATGGGAAGGCGATTATGCCAGTGTGCATGAAGGCGCGTATTTCTCTAAACTATTAGCGCAAGCTGAACGTGATAAACGCATAGTTGATAGTCTACCTATTGACCCCGCACTGCCTGTATACGGCTTTCATGATATCGGTGGCTCTGGTGCTAAAGCTGATAGTTATACTATTTGGTTAGCACAATTTGTAGGTGATTGGATACACGTACTTGACCATTACATAGCACAAGGTCAGGTGCTAAGTTATCACATTAATGAGATGCGTAGACGATGGCCACACGCAATAATGCAATTACCGCATGATGGTGTAAATGAAAATAGCTGGACAGGCAAAAGAATAGAAGATCACTGGAGAGATGGTGGGTTTGAGGTGTTAAAACCATTAACAAACCAAGGTAAAGGCGCAGCAATGCAACGTGTTGAAGCTGTAAGACGCATACTACCTAAATGTAAGTTTGTTAGAGAGAAAACACAAGCTGGCCGAGTATCACTTGGTTGGTATCACGAAAAGCGCCCTGCTGATGGTCGTGACATAGGACTTGGCCCTAATCACGATTGGTCATCACATGACGCTGATAGTTTTGGATTAATGGCAATAATGTCAGATAGATTTGTTAGACGTAAAGCAAAACCACTGATAATGCCTAATTACGGAAGTGCAATATAATGCAAGAATACAACGCAGACATATTTGACGACGATGAAAACAACACTGCTGATGGCGTTGATGATGCGGGTAATGACGATGTACTGTCTATGGTACGTGCTGAGTTTGAGCAATCTATTGGTATGTCACATGACAGTGACCTAACAAACAGTCGTGAAATAGCATTACGTTATTACAATGGCGATGTGTTTGATGTGTCTGTATTTGGACAGCGTAGTAAGACTGTAAGCACAGATATTGCTGACAATGTTGAATCTATACTGCCTGACCTTGTAGAAATACTGTCAGGTGAAGATGTTGCTGTATTTCAGCCTGTAGGAATAGAAGATGAAGAAGCTGCACAGCAAGAAACAGATTACATAAATCATGTGTTTTTTGAGCAAAACAATGGCTTCCAGGTGCTATATGACGGCATTAAAGAGGCATTATTGCTAAAAACAGGCATATTTCGTTGGTATTGGGAAGAAGATAGCTACGACGACAAACAAACATATGAGCAGATTGATGGCTTTGGTTATATGTCAATGCTTGAAAACGGCTATGAATTAACGGCTGGTGAAACAGAAGAACGTGAAGATGGTCAAATAACTATAACAGGCGCTGAATTTACAAAAACAACTACAAAAGGCCGTGTAAAAGTAGAAACTATACCTGCTGAACGATTTGCAGTAGCAAAAGATACTGTAAGATTACGCGATACAACATATTGCGTAGCACAAATACAAACACGTAAGCAAGATTTGTTAGAAAAAGGTTATGACCCTGACAAAGTAGCTAATTTAACTAATATTGACGCTGGTGACAATGAAACTGTTACTGATGCACGTAGTCTTGACACTGAAGATGACCAATTTAGCAATTCTATAGGTGTTATGGAGCAAGTTACTGTTTTAGAGCATTACATACGTGTTGAAGGCCAAATAAAGCGGCTAATAACTAATGATGATGCGTCTGTAATATTGGAAATTGAAGATGCGGACTATATACAATACTCCAGTATATGTCCATACCCAATGCCACATAAATTTTATGGATTGTCATTAGCTGACAAATTAATTGAAGTACAGCGTGTCAAAACAGGCATACAACGACATATGCTAGATGAACTGTCATTTAGCCTTAATCAACGCATGGAAGTATCAGAAGATGGTGCAAACGAAAACACTATATCTGATTTGCTTAACAATACGCCCGGTGCGCCGATACGTTCACGCAATGGCGGTGCCGTAAGACCTGTAAGATTGGCTGGCAGTGGTTTTGATTACATGACAGGTCTTGAAACGGCAAATGTCATGGCAGAACGCCGTACAGGTATCATGCGCGGTGAAACAGGTATAAAGGCTGACACATTGCACGAAACGGCTTCAGGAGCGCTTACAATGCTTTCTGAAGGCAAAAAACGTACAAGACTAATGGCACGTATCTTTGCCGAAGGCGGTATCAAAGATATGATGATTGGTATACACTGTCTTATTAAAGATTATGCAACAAAAGCTGATTATGTACGTCTCAGAGGTAAATGGACACAAGTAGACCCTACAAAGTGGGGTAGACGACATGATATGACTATTGAGATTGGCGTTGGTGCTGGTGGCAAACAACAAGAAGCATTGTTAGCTAAAGAAGTTATCAATCTGCAAGCTGCAATTGTAAATCAACAAGGCGGTGCAGAACAAGGTTCGCTTGTAACACCTGAGTCAATACACGCCGCATTGATACGATACGCAACAAAAGCTGGCATAAAAGCTCCTGAGATGTTTTTCCCTGCACCGCAACCTGGTATGGGTGAGCAAGGGCAAGAGCCGCAAGATAACAGCGAACAAATAAAAATGCAAATGGAAGCACAAGCTAAACAACAAGAGATGGAACTCAAAAAATACGAAATAGATAGCAGAATGCAGTTAGAGCGTGAAAAAATGGCTGCAAACGATGCGTTACAACGTGAGAAAATTGACAGAGAAACAGCACTTGCTGTGCAAATGCGTGAAATGGAAATGCAGTATAAACAAGAAGTATCATCATTCAGACCTGGTGGTAGCCTTATAACATGACAACAATAAATAGCGCAGAAGCAAGCACAAACGCTACACAAGCTAAACGTGAATTAAAGCTGACAACTACAGCACTAAAAAACATGGAAGAAATAGCATATGAAGCACTGTTAAAAACAGGAGCAAAAGACGAAGATCAACGACGTGAACTTATAGCACTTATCAATGTGTGCCGTGAGATTCCACGTAAACTAAACAACTACATTGACACTCATAAGATTAACCAAGAAGGAGTCTAAAAAATGAGTAATGAAGCCCCCTTAAGTATCGACGAAGCTGTAAGCGAGCTAACACAGTTAGAACCGCCAAAGCCTGAAGAAGCAGAAACTACAAATGCTGTAGAAGAAGTAGAAACAGAAGATACTAAACTAGATGGTGAACCAGAAGCCATTGACGACGACGAGGAGCCTGACGATAGCGAGGTCAACCTTGAAGATGAAGAAGTTGAGGAAGTTGAAGCGGAAGAAGATGTTCCGTCAATCGATGCACCCCAATTCTGGACTGATGGCGCAAAAGATG